CGATACAGCTGACACTAACAGAGCACAGGCAACAACAGTACAAACAGACTCTACGATTTTTGGTATGGACGATGTACTTGAGGCAACATATAGAACAAGCAGAGGGACTATATCACAAACAGATGTAGCATTGACAAAAATAGACAGATCAACATATTCTGCGCTATCTAACAAACTAACTAAAAGTCAACCAACACAATATTACGTGCAACGTTTTATTGATCGTGTAACTGTAAGTGTATACCCAACACCAGATGCTACGGCTGCTAGTTCTGAAGTTCATTTATATTATGTAAAAAGAATAGAGGACGCAGGCGACTACACAAACGTTAGTGATGTTCCTTACCGTTTTGTACCTTGCATGGTATCAGGTTTATCTTACTATCTAGCGTTAAAAGAAAAACCAGAACTAGTTCCACAATTAAAAATGATTTACGAAGATGAATTAAATCGTGCATTAGTAGAAGACGGTTCTTCTACAAGCACACACATAACACCGAAAGCGTATTATCCAAATGTCTAATTTTGCAACAGGAAGAAAAGCAAAGGCAATATCAGATCGTAGTGGTATGGCATTTCCATACAATGAAATGGTAAAAGAATGGAACGGTTCGTTTGTGCATAGTTCTGAGTTTGAAGCAAAACACCCACAACTTGAACCAAGGCCACATAAAGCTGATGCACAAGCTCTACAAGACGCAAGACCAGATAGAACAGAAACAGCTGCACCTAATTTATTAAAAACAGATTCTTTTAAAACAGGGTCTGCTAGTTCTTCAACAATCACGGTAACAGAACCAAGTCATGGTAGGTCAACAAGTGACACTGTTCGTTTTTATGACGCTCTTAGTTTTGATGGTATTACAAACATAAACATAAATGCAGCTGCAGGTTACACAATAACTGTAGTAGACACGGATACATATACATTCTCAGTGTCGACAGATACTGCAACAACTGGTAATATAAGAGGAGGAGGGTTCCGCGCTTATGCAGGACCTACAACAATAACACCATGACAACATACGCAGAACTAGTAACACAGATAAGAGATTATACAGAAACAGATAGTAATGTTTTAACAACTACTATTGTTAATGATTTTATAGAGCACGCTGAAATGAGACTGTACAGGGAGCTAGACCTTGACGTATATAAGAAAAATGCAAGTGCTGTATTAACAGCCAGCACGCCGTTTGTAACATTGCCTGGTACAACACCTGCTTTATTTAGTGCAATTAGATTTGTGTCTATATTTAGTTCATCTGGATCGCTAGGTGGATTAACAGACAACGAAAGAATAGTTTTACAGAAAAAAGATCCTTCGTTTATATCAGAATATTGGCCAAATAGATCTAGCACAGGTATTCCAAAATACTTTGCAACATACGATGAAGATTCATTAATTCTTGCACCTACACCAAATGCGGCTTATACTATGGACATTGAGTATTATGCTCAACCAACAGGATTATCTTCAAGTACTGCCTCAACGTGGGTTAGTACAAATGCTCCAACAGCATTGTTGTATGCCTGCCTAATCGAAGCTTTTAAATTTTTAAAAGGACCTGATAACATGTTAGCTTTGTATGAAGCGTCTTATAAAAACGCTGTCAAAACACTAGCAACAGAACAAATGGGTCAAAAACGACGTGAAGAATATAGAGATGGAGCGGTAAGAATACCAATTCCATCTGTAAACCCGTAAGGAGAAAATATGGCAAACGTAATATGTAATGTTTTTAAAGAGCACCTTCTAAAAGGTAATCACAATTTTAGTGCATCGGGCGGAGACACATATAAACTTGCTCTTTACACATCGTCTAAAACAGTTTCTGCATCAGCAATAACTGGTTACAACGATACTAATGAAGCAGCAAATGCATCAGGCTCTGGTTATACTGCAGCAGGTAACACATTAACTAATAACGGCGTTACAGGTAGTTCTTCTACATCTATAGTGTTTGCAGATTTTGCGGACACTTCTTTTACAACAGTTTCTACAACAGCGCGGTACGCGCTCATTTATCAATCATCAGGTGGTGCAGCAACAGCAGGACTTGCTACTGATTCAGCAGTATGTATGTTAGATTTCGGTGGAGATTTTACAACTTCTGCCGGCACCTTTACAGTGCAATTTCCAGCCGCGGATACGAGTAGTGCTATTATAAGAATATCGGGGTAAGGTTTTATGGCATTAGTTCTAAACGATAGAGTCAAAGAAACCACAACGACAACTGGACAGGGTACCATATCTTTAGGTGGCGCTGCAACTGGTTTTGAAACGTTTGTAACTGGTGTTGGTGATACAAATACAACTTATTATATTATTGTACACGAATCAGATGGTACATGGGAAATAGGTATTGGAACTATTGGTGACGCGTCTCCCGACACTCTTGCACGAACCACGGTAATCGATACATCAGCAGGTAACACAACTAAAATAGATTTTGCAGCCGGTAGTAAAACAGTATTTTGTACACTACCTTCAAGCAAAGCTGTGTTCTTGGACGCAGACGGTGACGTTACATTAGGAGCTAATTTAGACGTTGGTGGTAATCTAACAGTTACTGGCACAACAACATTTAATGGTGGCACACTAACGCTTGGTGATGCTAACACAGACAACATTGTATTTGGTGGTGAGGTTGATTCTAATATTATACCGGACGATGACAATACATACGACTTAGGTAGTTCGTCAAAAGAATGGAAAGATATTTATATTGATGGTGTTGCTTATTTAGATTCTATTGATTTAAACGGTACAACTATTACATCCACAGCTGCAGAATTAAATATACTTGATGGTGTTACTGCAAGTGCAACAGATATTAATCTTATTGATGGAATAACAAACGGAACAGTAATAGCAAGCAAAGCTATTATAACAGATTCAAATAAAGATATAACCGGTGGTAGAAATATTACTATTAGTGGTGAACTTGATGCAGCTACTTTAGATATTAGTGGTAACGCAGACATTGATGGCACATTAGAAGCTGATGCGATAACAGTTGATGGCTCTACTCTAGAAAGTGTAATTTCAGGAACAACAGTGTCAACAGTAACAGTTACAGACAGCACAGCTAACACAAACTTTCCTGTTGTATTTCACAATGAATCAAATGGTTTATTAGATGACACAGGTGCACTAAGATATAATCCAAGCACTGGAGAATTACTTGTACCTAAACTAACTGTAGCAGGTACAACTACGACTGTAGATACAGTTACAATGAACGCTGCAAATGCAGTGATATTTGAAGGTGCTACTGCTGACTCACACGAAACTACACTTACAATTGTAGATCCTACTGGTGATAGAACAATTAATCTACCAAACGTTTCAGGTACATTACCTGTATTAGCAGCTGCAAGCACAACACAGATTACATCTACACCTGAAGAATTAAATATTTTAGATGGTGTTACATCAACAGCAGCTGAACTAAACATATTAGATGGCGTTACATCAACAGCAGCTGAACTAAACATATTAGATGGCGTTACGTCTACTGCTGCAGAACTAAACATATTAGATGGCGTTACGTCTACTGCAGCAGAACTAAATGTACTTGATGGTATTACCGCAGTAGTAGGTGAGCTTAATGCACTAGATCTAGGTAGTACAGCAGTCGGTACGGCCATTGCTTCTAAGGCAGTTATTTTAGACTCAAACAAAGATTATACAGGTATTAGAAATTTAACTATTACAGGTGAACTAGATGGAGCTACATTAGACATATCTGGAAATGCAGATATAGATGGCACATTAGAGGCAGATGCTATTACAATTGGTGGTGTGTCCACAGATACACTGTATGCATCACCAGGGTTCGCAGTTGCGATGGCGATCGCTCTGTGATATAACGAAATAGGAGAAAAATATGGCACAAGATTTTGAATCAAATGGTAAAAGAATAACAAATTCTGCTACCACTATCTTTACAGCAGACAGCGATGATGCGGTTGTAGGTCTTCGTTTTGCTAATATTCTA